CTCGGGGACGAGGGCGCGGACCTCGAAGACCCAGAGGAGGTGTACGACGACGAACCTATGCCTGAGCCGGAGCCTGTGGTCGAGGAGCCCGTGGTGGAGCCAGAGCCGGAGCCGGAGCCGGAGCCGGAGACGGTGCCGGAGCCGGAGCCGGAGCCGGAGGTAGAGACCCCACCAGTGGGTCTAGAAAACGAGTTTAAAACCATCCCCGACGTCCCCGCTCAGGAGGAGGAGGAGGACGGCGTCCTCTTCGGTGATGCCCCCGACCGTCGACGATGATAAAAAAGAAAACCTCTGTCTAATGTATGGAACTCAGTGACTACCTACGAGACCCGTTCAGTGCCGCACTCATCGGCGCGGGCATCACGGCGGGATACATTCACCTCAAGGCGCAGCTGAACAACGAAGGCAAGCTGCAACTGGCGCAGTACACGAAGCCGGCGGCGCTCAACGCGATTCTCATTTATTTCATCGTGTCCAACGGTCTCGGTCAACGCGAGACCATTTCCACGGACCCATTTTAATTTCGCTTAAAGATTTTATCGTATAATTACACAGACACAGAGACAGGATGGCTTCTGTTTCGGCGTTTAACGAAATGATGGCAAATTTCCTTGGTGAATTGGGAAAGGCGTTCCCAGAAGAGAAGGGCATCAAGAAGTTTGAAACCTCGTTCGACCTGCTCCGAAAGAGTAACCCACGAAAGATTGTTGAGACGTACATGGCGGGCATCGGCCCCTACGCCGAGCGCATCACCGCGAGAGACGAAACCCTCCTCGACGAGGACATCGGTTTCTTGAAGGAACTGAACATGAAGGCGAACTGGGCCAGTGCGAGTGAGGGCACGCGCGGCGCCATCTTTCAGTACCTGCAAACCTTGTACATGTTGGGCGTGACGATCACGAGCATCCCCGCCGACACGCTGAAGGCCATCGAGGGCCTGGCGCAAGACTGTGCGACGAAGATGCAGGCTGGTGAAGGCGGTGGCGGTGGCATCGACCAGGGCGCCCTCATGAACATGTTAGGCGGTCTGTTGAAAAAATAAACCTCTTGTTATATTAAATGAAACCCTGGTTTGAAGATTTCAAAGAGCTCATTCGTTCCGACGCGGTTTTAAAATTTTGGCCCACGAACGATCAGTCCCCAGCCGAACGCGTGAACGCGACGTCTCGATTCATCATCTACGCCACGTGCATCATCTACCTCATTCGACGCGACCCGCGCATTTTCGTCCTCGGCGCCACCGTCCTCGGTGTCCTCGTGGTCATGTACCGCTCGAACATGGTCAAGACTGGGAACAGCCCGCGCCCGGAGGGGTGCCAGTTGCCCACGAAGGACAACCCCATGGCTAACGTGCTCATGACCGATTACACAGACAACCCCGTCCGCACGTCGGCGTGCATGTTCGACAGTGTCAAGTACCCACAGAGTGCTTCTCGCTACGACAGCGGGCGTTCGCGAACGGCGCATCCGGAGTACCGACGCCGCGCGGCGGAACGACAGTTCGTGTCCATGCCCGTGACTGAAATCCCAGGAGACCAGACGGCCTATGCGGAGTGGCTCTACGGGCCGAAGTTGGGTTCCATGTGCAAGGCTGGGGACATGTACGCGTGCGAGCCGAACGCGCGTGGGGTGCAACTCGAGGCGTTCGCTGGAATTGATTCCGATGGAGACCGACGACGATAATTAAAAAATCTCCACTAACATTAATAATGGCTTATCAGCTTCAACCAGGTCTCACCATCGTCGACAACAAGGGTGCCCTCCCGATGCGACGCGCCACGGACGACGTCTTTGTGTACCCTCAGCCGAGCACCTTGAACACCGTCTACGAGGGTCGACCGAACACCATGCTCTACGGCACCGCCCCGCTCATGGCGGGCAAGGGGTCTCCGGCGGAGTACATCGACACGTCCGACCGCTTGCGTCCTCAGAGCACGTCTCGCTTTAACAAACCCCTCGTGCGCACGTACGAGAGAAACCTCTACCCGTTGAACGACATGGCGTGCAAACTTCCAGTGCGCACGATGGCTTTCGAGCCGAGCAGCACGCGCGCGGAAGCTCAAAACGAATTGTTCCAGCAGCGATACGGAAGCAAGAAATAAAAAATATTAGTAATCAGTAAGAATGGCAGACCCCATTTCAATCGCAGCCGTCGCCGCTTTGGTGTACGCCGGGAAAGTGTTGAGCGCACCCTCGCCGACACCGACCCCGGCACCGACCCCGGCACCGACGCCCGTGGTGGTCGAAGATGAGGTGGACGATGATGACGATTTCATCCCGTACAACGACAGCAAAGTGGAGGTGCCCAGCTTTGGAGACATCGCGCCGCAGAGAAGGACGTCAGGTGGTGAAATCCTGGACATGCGCAATCGTCTCTACGACCAGGGGAAGATGAACAACCTGTCCCCAATCGAAAAGCAAATGGTCGGCCCTGGTTTGGGTTTGGCCCCTGAGGTTCCCGCGGCCGGTGGTTTCCAGCAGCAGTACCGGGTCATGCCGACGAACGTGGGTGAATACAAGCTCACGCAACTCCCCGGACGCACCAACCATGGCTCGGACACGATGGGTGGACGCCGCGGTCTCGTCGGTGAGGTGGCGAAGAACCGTCCGGAACGCACGACGGAGCTCTTCGAGCGTCTCCCGACCGCGCGTGGTCGGGCCCAAGGCATGAGCGCCATCACCCCGAGACAGGAACACGAACGCACGAAGCGCACGACGAACAGGTCGGAGACGGGTCTTCGCACCGATGGTTTGGAAGTCTCCGCTCCGAAGAGGTTCACGTCGGCCATGACCATCGCCCAGGAACCCACCAGGAACAAGAGCGACCTCACTGGCGCGCAGTTCCAGTTCAACGACCGGGTGCAGCCGGGCATTCACAGCTTCCACGGGGCCTACGTGAACTCCGCGGCCGTGAAGGCGGCGCAGGCCAGGGACAACAAGACCCTCATGGAGCTTGGGTTCAGACCGGAAGATAAGCGTGGTCAGGCCAACCGCATGGGCAACCCGGGTCGCATGAACGTGCGAGAGAGCGCCTTGAAACAAGGTGGAAAGTTGACGAGTGTGCGTTCGGACACGACCAGAGTCGATGGTCGCGTGAACCCGATGTCCGGTGGATGGATGCAGCAGTACAAGAACGCAGACTACCACAAGCTGAACCCGTACAAGGGCCAGGCCAACCCGTACGCCACCACGGAGAGTTTAAATAGCACGAAACGACAGCTGGCCAATAACCCATTCGCCCAGAGCTTCTGTTAATTAATACGTGATGATGATAAAAAACACTCATTAAAATTATGTGCCTTAATTTTAATGAAGGTCTACACCTTAGATGTTGACAGTAGTCAGCGCGACCCCTCGGTCCACGCCTACGCCAACAGCTATGTCATCGCACTGGAAAACCCCGTGTACGACGTCGAACGCATCGAACTCGTGTCTGCGCGCGTACCGCTGTCTCGACACCTCATCGATGACACCAACAAAACCTTCACCGTTGATGACGTGGACGTGTCCCTCCCCGTGAGAGACTACGCCAACGCCACCGTGCTCGCCGAGACATTACAGAGTGTCCTGGCCCCACCGACGTCGAACGTGGATACCGTCAGTTACGTAGAGACCACCGATTCCCTGTACTTTGCGAACGCCGCGGGCACGAGTGAGTTCACTTTCGCGTTCGGTACGGGAACGAATGGGTTCGAGAGCAACGTCACGGACCTCACCACACCCCACCAGGTCCTGGGTTTCACCGCCACGGACGCGTCCTCTAACGTGAACTACGAGCTCTCGTCTGGTTCCGTGGACCTCTCGGGGCCCACGGCGCTGTACGTGCGTCTCTCCGTGGGTTCCCACGAATTCACGAAAGACGTGTACGCTGGCACCCCCTTCTACACGGGGAAGATGCACGCACAGGGCGTGGGTGCGGAGTACATCGATTTCACCAGTGCCGACGACCCCATCGTGCACGAGTTCCACTCTGGACCACAGAAGGTCATGGACACCCTCCGCGTGGATTTCTTCTACATGTCCCAGGGACGCCTGGTGCCCTACGACTTTAGAAACAGAGAGCACTCCCTGAAGTTTAAACTGACGTGTTCCACGGACCGACTGGAGCACCTCCCGAGGGTGCTCGTGCCCCCGGCTGAGGAGGAAGTAGTTGTTCCACAAATACGGGGCGAGAGTGAAGTCGTCGACCTGTATAAATGGGTTCCCATTGGATTCATTGTTTTAGTTGGCATTCTATTGATGCTGTCTATCGGCCGACGACCGCGTACACCGGCATCGGCGGTCGCTCGATCTTCGGGCTGATGGAGGTGATGATGAGGAACACCAAGATGCTCAACAAGGTGGTGGCCAACGCCGTCAAGGTCATCGGCAAAACACCGTTCTTGTTGCCCTTGATGAACTGACCGATGACGGAGCGGGAGACGTCCATCCACGCGAGGGCGGCCGCAAAGAAGAAGCCGCTGGAGAGAGCGTTGAGGGACTGGGATTCGAGCTGCTTCGAAACCATCTCGAGGCCCGCGGTCACTCGTTCGGTGATGCGCGTGGTTTCCGAGCCCGTGGCCGGGGCCGGGGCGGCGACCGGCTTCGGTCGGGCGACAGCCGGCGGCATTTCTTCGTTCGCAATGATGGCAGCCATCGTGTGAGTGTGTTTGTTAATATGTGTGTAGAAAAAAAATTATTCTGGTAAGAGTTCTTCTTCGTGTATGATTTTTTTATATTTTACAACACCACCTTCCATCCCCCTGGGGATGGGGACGATGTCTTCATCTTCTTCGTCGTCCGATGATGAGGAAGAGTCGTCGTCATCTAAGATTGGTTTGAAAGAGTCGCTAGAATCCCAACCCTCCACCTCCTCCTCCACCATCTATAGCATTTTTTAACATTATTTCCACGGGAATTGTCGGCTCCCACGTGCTCCACGCGTCGTAGGCGGCGTTCATGGCCTGGAAAAGGGGGTCTCCCCCCTCGTACCTGGTGAACTCGTGTTCGCAATCGTCCACGGTCTCCACCTGTTCGTCGTCGTCTTCGCTCCCACTGTCTTCGAGTTCCAAGACACTCCCAATGTCTTCTCCGACGGTGTGCATGGCACAGTACTTGGCGGCGTATTCCACGTCTTGGGCAAGGACTGTGTTCCTCCCACACGCGTGGCAGTACTTGCACGCGAGGAGTAAACTCTTTTCCAAGACGGGGGTTATGATGTTCACGAGGGCCTCGGCTTGTCGCATCTCGTAGGCCCCTGAAGATTCTCCGAAACCCGTTTTCATCATCGTTTAGTATTGTACGTTAAAAATTACCCTGGCCTTTCCCCCAGCCACGCGTAGCACGTTGTACGACCTGGCGTACACGCGCACCTGCCTGTCCTGGAGGGCGTTCCTGTTGAGGGTGAGCCCCAGATTCTGGTCCTTGATGACCGTGAAGTTGAGCTGACCCGTGGGTTGTGCCTTTTCCGGTTCGAGGGCGAAGCTGTAGCTGTAGAACCTTCGAATGAGTTGGGTCTTCGCGTGGTGGATGGCCGCCTGCACCGCCTTGAGGAACACGACCTTCCCAGTCTTTTCCGTGAGCACTTCGCTTCCGTCTAAGGTGAGCGTGAGGTGTTTCAAGTGTTCGTACTGGACCAATCTCCCGTCCAGGTCGGTCTGACGATAGTTGTCAAAGTCGAACACGCGGGCACCCTCACTCTGAATGACAAAGTACAACTCTTTCACGAGATTGGTAAAGGAGAGTTTACACTTGAACGTGTCCTGCCCTTTGGGAACTAAAAAACTATTGAGCTGATTCTGGGTGATGAGATAGTCTTTGGGGGTGTTTTTGAATTTTATTTTTTCAATGGGGTCCAAAAACACCATTTCGCACTGCATCACGAAAGATGTTATACTGTGTGTTCCAGACAACACGGGGAGACTTCCATCGGTGACGTCGACCACGAGGTCGGCCACGTCGCGCAGTGTCACCTCCACCTCCACCTCCTGCTGGTCGCACACGGCACAGAGGGGGAACGCCAGAGTGGGTTCTCTGTGAAAATAGAACGGGATGTCGACGTAGAAGTCGACGTCGTTGGTGGACGTCCCGAGGTAGCCCAACACACTGGCGCTGTTCGAGCGTATCCCCGCCGAGCGCACGGGGTACTTACCCGTGAGTTGGAACAGGGCGTTCTGTTTGGTCTGCGTGTAGTAGTGTTCGCCGTGGATTTCCAACCAGTCGGAGGACACTCTCTGCACCATCTGCCCCCCGACGAGAAGGTCGACGTGGTCGATGATGGCGTGGCCCACGGATTCTATGTACCCCACGTTGGTCTCATTTAAACCAGGGAGGGTCATCTTGAAACTCACGGTGCGTATGAGGTCTCCGGCGTTGTTCGGGATGCTGAACCGAAAGGTTTTCCCGAAGTCCACCACCTGGTCCGCCTCGACGTCCAC